TCGGATCAACCACCAGCGTCGCGGTGTCCACCGTCAGTGCGCCGGTAACAACAGCGGATGCCAACGTCGAAACACCCGTCACACCCAGCGTCGTCCCCACCGTAGCCGCGCCGGTGATGGTGGCGGAGGCGAGGGTGGCGGTGCCGGATGCTCCGAGGATGTTGTTTACGCTGATCTTCTTCGTGGTGCCACTTGCCGCCATCGAGGTATCGCTGACATCAACGATAGGGATAACGTCATTAGCCGGATCAGCGGCGGTCAACGCCGTCAGTGCTGTAATCTTTGTGTCTGCCATATCAGTAAACGGTTAGAATGAATTTGTCGGATGCTTCGGTTAAAATGAGATCTGTGCCCTGCTCAGTAGCCATTCGATCGTAGGTGCCAAAAGACAACACGATCTTTCCAGTGCCATCCTCTTGTAAGACGAAGAACTCGTCTTCCTGAAGAAGATCCCGGCGCATGATCGGCGGATCAACCGGGATGACGCTTCCGCCACCGGTCGAGGTCAATCGTGTTCCGAGAGCGAGAGTCACAGTTTTAAGATTGGATCACTCCGTTGGTTGCCCACACCGCACCGCTCGAAAGCTGGAAGCCGGTTATAGGAACCTGAATAACGACGCCAGCAGGGAACGTAAAGGTTGAGAACGTGCCCAGAATGTTCGCCCCAGAGATGCTGGAGATAACGGTGGGTGCCAAGAACGTGAGTGCAACAAAGTTGCCGGTGTAGGCAGAAGTGTCTTGCACCAGTCGGCCACCGCCAACGCCCATCGAATACTCCATTGCCAGGTTAGAATTTGCGCTCATATGTCCCAGATCTTGCGAATTTGATTCTTGCTGAAAGTGCTTTCAAAGCGGGTTCCCTGCCGGTCTTCCATCCGGCTAAAGCCCTGCTTTACCTTGTCCTTGAGTTCGGCTTCGCGAGCGAAACCGGTAACCCCGAAGCGGGCTACCGGCTGTCTCGTCCAGCGTTCACCCTTGATAACAAGAGAATCGGTTCCCATTGGAGCGATTTGCTCCACGGACTTGCCTTTGTTCTCGAAGGTGTAGATGGGCATGTTAGGACTCCATTTCGCTGTCGTACTCGGCAACCATGTTACGCATACCTTCTTCGTCCATGGGGCCTTCCTTGTCCATGCTCTTTTCTTCGTACTCAGCGGGCATGCCGTTCACGCTTTTGATCTCAACGTAAGCCTCACCATTTTCGAGCTTCTTGAGAACGCCCCGAACTTCCTGTAGGACCACTTCATCACCAACCTCGGGAGAAGCCTGTTGGCCATCTTCCGTATCAGTGGAAAGAGCCTCGACTGGAATCGCAATCATTGGCGCATTGTTGTCAGCTTCCTCACATCCGCAAGCGGAATGAGAAGGGGCACCACCGATTGCTCGATGATGCCCCTTTGGGCTGACGGCAATCACCATGATGGTGGCCGTCTTGGGTCGCATATTACAGCGTGGTAGAGGTCTTAGTACGATGCACCAGGTACCAAGTAGGATTGGCAGTGGAACCAGTGTTACCAGCGGCCAATCGCAGAGCGGCGAAGTACAGCTTCACACCAACGGTGACGAGCTGGTTCAACGGATCGCTCTTGTCGGGGGTATCGGTGATCACAATCTTCGGGGACAACGGATCATCACCGGTCAAGGCAGGGATACCAAAGGACTCGTTACCAAAGAAGAACGAGGCGATGATGTCCTTGCTGACCGCCAGACCGCCACCCGCGGCAGTGGCCTGATAGATGAACTCGTCAGCCGCAGTACCGGAGCCGGTGCTGACAAACGAGTTGGTCTGGGTGACAACGCGGCAACCGTAGATGGAACCCACCTCGCCCTTGTAGAACGGGGTACCCTTGTTGCCGTAGTTGGAGGCGTTCAACCAATCGGTATCGCGCATCAAATCACGGGTAACACGAGGATCAGTCGCAAGGACGTAGCCGCCATTGATCATCGGAGCGCGGTTACGCTTCAGGCGGGTCATTGAATCCAGGACAGCCGAAGCGGTCATCGTGGTGTTAGCGGCAGTCGTATCGCTGTTCAACGCAGAGAACGTCTGAGTGGTCAGCGTAGCGGGGTTACCGTACACCTTGATACCACCGGAACTTGCAACAGTGTTACAAGCATCCGAGTTATCGAACGTACCAGCACCTTCAGCGGCGGAACCGATAGAAGAACCGCTCGCAGTGAGGTTAGATCCGATCAGGGTGTTACGAATGACCGAGTCAACCCAGAGGGCCATGTCCAGACCGGAAGTCTTGGTGGCCTGCTGGAGCGAGTTGAACAGGTCCGTAGCGCGGAGGATGTCGGTCAAACCGATCACCTGACCGTATTGAGCGAGGCTCTTGCTGAGGCTGTTCAGAACCAGAGAACGGTAGTTACCGGAGCTGATAGGAGTACCTTCAGAACTGATGGTCTGGACACCAGCGACGCTCGGCGCACCGAAGCGGAACATCGTGATGGCCTTGTTACCATTGTTCTTAGGGATCGGAGCCTTCATAGAGAACTGATCAAGAATCGTCTCCTGTTGGACGATCGAGAGCAGCTCCTTGCTGAAGAAGTTCTGGAACTGACTGGTTAGCGTGGTTGAAGTAGTAATGCCTGCCATATTTTAGTTGTGGTTGTGCTATTGGTTGCTTTCCCGGTCGAACTCTCTCGTAGCCCTCATAAGGGCCTCCCTTTGCTCCTTCATGGATAACCTTGAGAAATCCTTCTCCTCGGTCTTGAGTTGTCCTGCCGGAACGCTTTTACCAATGGCGGTCTTCTGCTGGAGCTTATTGAGCTGTTCTTTCAGAGCTTTATTCTCGGCTTCTACAGACTGATATCGACCCGCAGTATCTTGGAGCTTCATCAATTCTACCGCATGGGCCAACCCATTCGGCAGCGTTGTTAAAATCGGAATGCGCTGCAACAACTCAACCGTTCGCTTGTACTCCGGCGTGGACTGATCCTTCAGCCAAGTCTCCTTCTCGGACAACTTGTTGAAATTATCTGCCCATGTCTTTGTAAAGCGTTCCTGTTGAACTTGCTGCTGCTTCACACTCACGCTTTTACGGACGCCATCAGCCTTAGCTCGCGCTGCCTTGGCCAACTGAGAGTCACCATCCGCATCGAATTCCTTGGCCGCAGCCTCGTAATCCTCCGCAGTGTAACCCTTCTCGTCCCGAAAAGAGTTGGTATCGGCAACACTGGATTGCTCCCGTTGCTTGCTCCATTCTTCCCGTTCACGCCTCACCGCCTCGCGCTCGGCCCTGATGGCCTCCTTCTCAGCGTTGATTTGTTCCCAGGTCTTGGTCTTTCGATTCTGATCCTGGGCGAATTTGCTCTTCTGATCCTTTGGCTTTTCGTCCTTCTGCTTGGCCTTGGAATCGTTCTCTGACTTACTGCTCGTGCCTACATCCTCTTGCTCGCGGTCATTGTTCTCTTTACTGGCACTCCCCTCATTGGAGGAATCTTGCTCAACCGAAGCTGACTCGTTTTTATTTTGAGTCGTCTCCCGTGGTTGGCTGTCGATATCGACACCAGCATCGTGATCATTGGCCAAAGCGAGCATCGCATCGGCACTCATTGTTTCATCTGACATATTGTGCTTCTATTCGTTTGCTGGTCCGCACAGACGCAGCAACCGCAACTTTGATCCTATGTGTTCGTGGCAGAATCTGGATCATCTTCCTGCCCCGTAATTGATTCCTGGTCGGCCATCATCTCGATAACCTTCACAAGACTGGCCTGACCCATTGCAAATCCAGAGGAATATTGCAAATGGTTTCTGTCCGTTATAGCAGAAGCGTTCTGCATAAGAACAGTATTCAGGAGAGCGTCCCTAAACTTTTTCCCGGTATCGCTCTTGAAAAAATTGTTGAGTGTGATGGCGTCTGGTTTGCTCCACGGGAGCGGGTCCACCCACCGCTGATGCCGGGTGAACGTCCACGCTGCTCGTAGCTTGGCGATGAAGCTGATCATTTGGCCTTCTTCCTGCCGGCGGCGGCGCGGCGCATGAACTCCGCGGCCCCGAGATTCTTGCGACCAATGTATGCCGCGAGAGCTTTGGGATCGTCCGCGCCCTCCTTCTTGAGTTGCGTTGCCAGTTTGCTGAACTTCGATTTCTTCTTCATAAATCACCACATTTTACAGGACCAGTGCCTCGGGGTTGTCTTGTCTGTTGCTGTATCGCAGTTGTGCCGCGCTCGGAAGCTATTCCGCCGCTCAGGATCGTCCTTTTTGATCTCCATGTTGGGGTCACCGAAGCGAACCCTGATCACGGTACCCTTCGGATTGCGGACGTACACCGCCCGCTTCTTCGTTTCGCCAGGAGTGTAGAACGGTTTGCCAAGCGAGACCTTCTTACCTTGGTACTCAGCCATATCAAGATTGGAATAGCGGTGAATCCTGCAATTCTTTGATGCTCTCGGGCTTCTTAGCCTTCTGAAACCTGATTTTAGGTGCCACACCCTCCTCAAGCTGCTCCATATTGGTAGCTACATGAGGGGGCGGGGCCGGAATCGCAGCCGGAATCGCTTGAGGGGGTTCAACAATGGTAGTCATGGCGTGAAATTCACCGCACCAATCAAATTCTAGGACAGTGGGCCAGCATGTTGGTCTACTGGTAGGAGGAAACCGCCGGCAAGTTCTGTCGGAGGCTCGATATCGGCAATCTTTACAGGTCATAGCTTATTGAACTGGTGGCGGGGCCATCTGAGGCTCTGGTCCGGCGGGCGGAACTGGCATTTGAGGCTGCTGCTGCTGCAACAAACCGCTTCCCTCCAAGAACTTCTGGATCTCCTTACGCAGTTTCCGCGCTTCATTGGTCGCCACTTGCTCGTACCCCTGCAACAGGCTGTCGATACGCACCATAAACGCATTCTTCGAGGCCGGACTGAACTGCTGACCCTGCTGGATCGCCGCATTCAGGTACTGCATCAGCACACCGATACGGCCCGCGTAGTTCTGACCCGGTTTGGCCGGCACCGGTATACCAATCAGCAGTGTCGGGATCGTCTTGGTCTCGTCCTCCAGCTCATCCTGCTGCTTCTGACCTGGATCCCGCAGCAATCGCTTGATCAGGGACGGGTCATCCAGCTCCATGATGCTCTTATCCAGCTCCACCTGATCCACCCAGGGCGAGTTCATGAACAACTGCTTACGGTTAATGGCCTGCTGAACCATCATCTGACGGCTGACCATGTCCATACCGCCCTTCGGCTCCAGCTCATATTGATCGTGGAGTGCCACCGGATCCGCATCCAGCGAGTCCTCGGCAAAGCGGTATCGTAAACTCTTGGAATCATACTGAACATAAAGTCCCCAAGCCTGCCGGTACAGTTTGCCCAGTGCCATACGGAACAATCGCGCCCGCAGATCCCCGCTCTGCATCGACTGAGCGTTGATACTCTGGATCTCGGTCGCCGTTCGCCGGTCACTACCCCCGCCCATCGCACTGCCCATCGCGTAATCGGGGCTACCGATACGGTTCTCCGCCACTGCCCGAGTCTGGTTCAGCTCCTGATCGAAGCTCACCGGGGGCTGCGGCATCTGAACCGGGGCCACCCCGTACGGCAAGATCTGCCCGGGCGAGAACCTCAGATTGATGCTGTTCGGCAGCTCCCGTTCCGCTCGGAATAGCGGGCGATTGTACAGCGTCATCGCGTCATGCTTGTGGTTCCACATCGAGGTCATCGACAACTCGAACGGAGCCAGGATCTCGCACACGCCACGCGGACTGAACCATCCCTTGTCCTTGATCTCGTAGGGGAAATCCACGAACGGAAGCTGGGCATGATCATAGGGCAACTCCATCGGATCCCGCAGATCGAGATCCACCGCCGCGGGGCTATACAGATAAACCTCCCACACCCCATCATCCCGCTTCCGATAAACCTCCCACACAATCACGCCATCCGTATTGGTAGTGTAAGTGATACCCTCGCGGAGCTGCTTCGCCGCATCCTCGGTCGCTGCCCCCGGCACATTATCATCAGTCTGCGGGTTGCCCCGAATCTTCTCGATCGTCTTAGAATCGGCCTTCCAACCGAACTGCCCAGCCATCCGCTTGTACGCATTGACGCTCATCGGCATCACATGCACCGCCCAATCTGCATCCTGCAAATCCACGGTGTAGGCCGGAACCACAAAGTACATCGGGTCCACCGCCTCAAACCCCACCCGCTTATCACCAGGATTCCAGAAGCACTTCATCACCCCGCGCCCGCTCATCAGCGTGTAATCCACCCAGCTCAGGACTTCGTCCGTGAAGTTCGTCTTCTCCCGAATCTTATAATTAAACCAGTCCTCCGCCACCTTCGTGTACGCATTCAACTGCTGGCGCATCGGAATGAAGCTGGCCACTACATCCATACCCAGTGCCTGCTGGAGGAATAGCGGCTTGAGCTTCTCGATCGCCGTATCAATGAGCGGCCAATGCAAATCCGCGGCCTTAGGCCATGGCTTATTGGTACGGCGCAATCCATGATGGCGTAACTCATACCACCGCGTCTGCCTTATCTCCCACGGGCTACGTTGGCCAACGGCCTCAACAATCTGGCCCTGCAACGAATTCCGCTGTTTTTCGCTCATCATAAATGTATGCCCCTTTCCTACCCCCCAACCTCACATCCAGCAAGCGGAGACCCGGTTTCCTCAACCGGACCTATCTCATCCTCCATCCTCTCAAGCAAGCTCCTTCCATCCTCACCCAACGCTTTCAGGTAATCATCCATCCGCTTCCCGCCACCACCGCAGAAGGCCAATACCATAGCATCCGCACGGTCAGGGCTATTCACCCCACGGGATCGCAACTCATCCTTACCCTCCAGAGTCAGCTTCCCCTTTCCATTCGTCCGCACCTTCCTGCTCACGAACTGCTGCAATAGAATCTCGTCCGTGCCCACCGGCCCGAGATTCACCTTCCCCTCCTCCACCATCCGCCCGAACTCGATCCACATCTCAGCCGCCCGGTTCACGAACTGATCATCCCGAATGGCCCGCTCCCCGAAGTTCACCCTCCTCACATCCCAACCCTCAGACCGCAGCGCGTCACACATTACAACACCCATGCCACCCACATCCGCATAGATATCCGCAGCCTTCAGATTCCATTTGCGGAACTCCGCTATGAACCTACCCACACTGGCCATCGTGTCCTTATCCCTCCACCGCACCAGCCCCTTAACCGTATTACCCTGGCGAATCACCAGCACACTCTCATCGCCGCCGGCTGAGAAATCACAGCCCGCGGTCAATGGCTGACCCTCCGTATCCTCTTTAGGTGGGCCACTAACCACCCTCTGCCAATCGATCGTCTTCACCGCCGTCAAACTCCCATCGTCCTCCATGAACTCCGCATAGATCATCGATCTCACAAGCGGATGACCCTCGCCCCATCTGGCGAACTGATCATCAATCCACTCCTTCCGGATATGCGGACAATCAAAAGCCGTCACCGTAAAGGTATTCCACTTCCCATCGTTCCGCCGGAACACATCGTAGAAATAGCCGGAGGAGCCGCCGGGGCTACTCATCAACAAAGTCCGCGTTGGCTGGCACCGTTCCATCGACTGGAATATCCCGTCCGGTACCGCCTTCGCCTCATCCACAATATACAGCAAATCATTGCTCGGACCCTGCACATGCCAGCCCTCCGCCTTCTCCGGATTGCTCGCGCTGAACCCAATACATCTACTCACCAACTCCTGACCATCCACCTTCTTCGGGTACACATAGCGGATCTCTCCATCCTTGATCGAGAATCCATTCTCCTCGCCACCCAATCCATTGATCATCTTCCGCAGGTGCGGCCATAGAGCATCAGCCACCTGTCGGTACACACCAGCCGTACATACCACAAGACTCCCAGGCCAGCGGAGCATGTGCCAGACAACCGCGCTCGCGGCTACCATGCTCGTCTTGCCAGATCCATTCGCGGCTTTGAGGGCCACCTTGGAATGCTTCTCGTTCAACGCTCCCAGCACCTTCTCCTGCCACGGGTACACATCGCGAAGCCCCAACATCATCTTAGGGAAGTTGGCCAATTGTTGTGCCTCCTCCAGGAGCTTACGCTGCTTCCATGCAGGAATATGCGAACCCATTCCTAGTGAAGGGGATTTCTTCCGTTTAATTTGCTTGACACTCATAAAATTGGGTTGGGTGCGGATGGGGGGTATAAGGTATCACCCACCCCCCTCCTGGGTGGTCCCCCGCCCCCGTTGTCCTATTACCATATCCGCCATCCGTATACCGCTATTCCTATAGCCTATCCTATTTAGATTGCCCACCAAATGCGCCCAGCAAATTGCCACTAACTGACAATTCCTTTCCACCTTTGCCGGTGTGCTCTAACGATGCCCTGGCAACATATCCACGGGTACGTTCCAACATCCACCCCGCAGACTGCCAGTTCGCCTCTCCACTCATCACCCTTCGCTGCAGCAGCAACTCGCCCTGGGCCCTTGCGCGGTCAAGCTCCAATTGGAACTTAGGATTGGCTGAGATCCATCGGTGCCACTGGGTTTGATTGCCGCTTGGGAACCCACAGAGAATCGCGATGCGGTCAATGGGCATGCCATACTGCGCGGCTTCCATCGCTTCCTTTTTAGTGGCGTCTGACAGGGTCATTTTAGTGCCCCTCTCAGGCTTCGCCCTCATCCTAGGCTTCTCCATGACAACCCCCGCTTTCGCTTTCATCACCCCCGATAGCATTTTTTCCCTTTCTTGTATTCCCGAGTTGACTTGTCTCGTGAACCGTCGCAATCTCGCCCCGCAATGATTGCAACCTCTACATCAAATCTCCACCTCAACGAATCACTAGTCACTGCAGTCGCCGATAGCGTCGCAACTGCGCTTCCCGTCAATGTCCCCATCTCATTCTCCAACGTTGACGACGCAATCGCTTTCCTGCGCTCCCGTTTCGTTGACGTTGACTACGACACGTTTCCCAATCGAGTCACTATCTTCGGCGACGACCAACGAATCGAAGGCGACGAAGACGCGGGCCTTTGGGTTCTTAATCTCGTTTTCGCTCCCGCTTCCGCCCGTTTCATCGACACCAACGCTATTTGATCCAATGAAACTACGCATTCACCCCCGCTTCCAAGGACCGCTTTGCGCCCTTGGATTTATCGCGATCATGGCCATCGTTGCTCTCATCGAAAGCCTTGGAGGTTTACTTTGAGCAACGGCTACATTCTCCACGAAGATCACGCCCGAGTCATCATCGCGACCGGCTTCTCCACCCCCTCCGACAATCGGAAAACGGGCGACATGATCCAAATTTGGATACTCGTTAAATCAGTCTCCCCCACCGAAGCGATCCGGACGGGCTTGGATCGCTTAATCTGCGGCAATTGCATGCATCGCGGTCACGAAGAAAACGGTCGCTTCGGTGTGGATCGTTCGTGTTACGTCAATGTTGGTCAGGCTCCACAGGGAATCTGGCGGGCATGGCGGGCCGGAAACTATGCGCCCTTGCGTAGTCTCGAATGTTTCGTGGGCCGTAAAGTTCGCTTCGGAGCGTATGGTGATCCGACTCATTTGCCCCTTCCCCTTGCTTTGGCCATCGCTGGCGTTTCCGCGGGGTGGACAGGTTACACACACCAATGGCGCAAGCCATCGCTTCAAGGATGGAAAACCCTTTTGATGGCCAGCGTTGACTCGGTCGCGCAACTGGTCATCGCCCGCAGCATGGGGTGGAGTACCTTTCGCGTGGGTTCCGAAGCTTCGGTCGGAGAGTCCCTTTGCGCCAGCGATCGCGATGGAACCCCATGCGCTGTGTGCCAATTATGCGCTGGGAACCGAAACGGTCTCGAGTCTGTCCACATTCCACCCCATGGGACCGGATCAATCCATTTCATCGAAGCTTGAATTCCCCGGCGAGCCTATGCGAAAGCGTAGGTTCTGCGGGCAATTGATGCCCTTACAAACCATGAAAACCACGCAACGTAACCCCTACCGAATCAGCGCAACCGAAGCCCTAGAAAACGAAGGGTTCACACCCGACACCCTTGAGCAATTTGCCCGCAACGCCATGTGGGAATCCACATCACCCGCATGTTGCACCGAAGGCTGTGTCGTTGAGCCCGACGGAGCCTGTAGCCACGGGTGCCCGTCCATTCTCATCGCTTTGGAAGTGATTTGATGAAACCCTTGTTGCGCGTACTTGGGTATCTCGGGCTTTGCCTGTTGTTCACCCTCCTTCTGGTCATCAGCGCCCTTGCTGGGAACGGAAAGTAAATCCCAAGCCATCACCACGCCCCGTAGGTTCAACCCTGCGGGGTTTTTTGTTGCCTCGAGGGTGTGGACACCCGACACCCGCCTTCCTTCCTTCCTAGGCCCGCTTGCCGCTTGTCTTCCTAGTTGGCCAATCGATCCCCTTGTGTGTGGTTCCTTCCTTGTCACTGGTCACTGGTCACTTTCGATTTAACACTAGGCAACCAGGATACCCCCCAGGACATCGAATGTCCCACCCCGCTATTGGCATAGGACATCCCGTGTCCGACCCCGTTACACCCGTCCAGGATCCCGCTCATGTGCGCCCCCCCCAGCCCCGCGATCTCATGGTGCGGTATTCGGGATTCTCCATACGCCATACGGATTTCGGAATTCGGAAATCCAGAATCGGGAATCGGGGTACAGGGATTTCTCCATGCCATGAAAGATTACCACTTGACGAGGTGGATCATGGTGCGGTAGGTTGTGCGGCGTGAACCAACAAACCATTGCCAACGCCATCACCGTCCCCAACTGCACCCTGTACACGGGGCAGGACATTTACGGGAATGATATCCAAGCTCTAGTCCCGTTCGTAAAAGATCCGGACGCGGTGTTCGGTGATATCGAGGACTGGGACGGTGCCCAGCCGGTCAAAGGGCCGGTGGTGTTTGCCTCCACTATTCGGGCGGTGATCGGAGGTGCGCTGTGATCAGCATTGTCGCCACCTTCCTCAAGCCGGATGGAGAGATCGTGAAGGACTCCAGCTACCATGAACCGATCAGCGATGCCCGCGAGGCTGCTGAGGAGGACGCTCATCGGTACGGGTGGGAGTTGGTGAGTGTGGAGGTAGCGGAGGAGGTTCAATGAAACCCCGAGTTCTTGTTGCGTGTGAGTACAGTGGCCGGGTTCGCGATGAGTTCGCGGCCCGAGGCTGGGATGCGTGGAGCTGCGATTTCGAGGAGTCAGACACGGTGGGCCAGCATTACCGCGGTGATGTGAGGGATCTTCTCAAGCAGCACTGGGACATGCTGATCGCGTTTCCGCCATGCACCTACCTCTGTGGAAGCGGCATGCACTGGACTACCCGAGGACTTCGCGACCCCAAGCTGACCGAGGAAGCACTGGATTTCGTGCGCCTGTTAATCAACAGCGGTATCCCCCGTATAGCAATAGAGAATCCAATAGGTGCTATCAACACTCGTATCTGCAAACCCACTCAGATAATCCAGCCGTATCAGTTCGGTGATGACGCGAGCAAGCGCACCTGTCTCTGGCTCAAGAACCTACCCCCGCTGGTTCCCACCGACATCCTGCCGCTACCGCCATCCGGTAGGTGGGCCAATCAAACCCCCAGTGGCCAGAACAAACTCGGTCCCAGTCCAACCCGCTGGAAGGAGCGTTCCAAGACCTATCCCGGCATCGCCCGCGCCATGTCCGATCAATGGGGTTCCGCTGTCTTCACTCCATCCGATCATCAAACGCGCTCCTAGACCCCTCCAAGCTCCAGCAATCGGCATTCGCTTCCATCCATCCAACCACCACCCCGTACCCTGACCCGGGCGAGGAGAAGAAAATTAAAACTTCCAAATAGGGGGTCCAAGCGAACGAGCGATTTCGTAGTTGAGTTTAGTTTACTGTGGTTGCCCCCCATTGCCATAGTAGCAATTAAGGGGGAGCAACCATACCCCTATATTAGAGGGGTTAGTGGGGGCGTTCCTAGGGGGGGGTAAATTCTTAGAAAGGGGGGCCACATAGGCCTATGGACTACCCCCTAGGGAACCCCCCTAGTTGGGAATTAGGTCGATGTGGGCGCGGTAGGCGGCGAGGAGCTTCTTGTGCTTGTTTTCGAGGGTCTCCAGCCGGATCTCCAGCATCCGGATACGGTCCGAATCGGTGTGGCGGATGGAGCGGTTGTCGATGCCGTGCCATGTCCGGTCGAGCTTGTCGAAGACGATGATCCGACGCTTGCGAAGTTCATTGAACAACTTATTGGCCCGCTCGATATCGCATGATATCCCACTGGCTATGTGCATAACCACCTCGCTGGAAGCAGTGATCTTATCATGCTTGAGCGGCGGCATCTTCCCGAACTGATCGCGGTATTTCATATACTGTCTTTCCTCTTGGCCTTGTTGTTGAACGGTTTCTTCTCCTTGAGCTGGGCACCGGTGATGACCAGCGGGTTGTATTCCTCCCACTTGATACGATCGGTCCCGTGCTGGAGGTTGATGATGGGTTTGGGAAGCCGCCCTCCACGCTTGCAGAAGGCTAGCTGGAAGCGTCTAGGCTTGAACTGGCCTACCTCTGCCAGAACCGCTATCTCACGCGCCCAATTGGCAAGCTCCGAGGATCCGAAGCCGGCGTGAGCGAGTTCCATAGTGGTCATCGGTTCACCGTCCTTGCGCTGGGCTTTGGAGATGTGATGCATCCAGATCCAAGCGACCTTGGTTTCCTGTAGGATAGGCTGGAGTTTGTTGCGAAGGAACACGCTGACCTCGCCCTGGTCCGAAAGGTCACCGCCGAAGTAGGAGAACAGAGGATCGGCCACGATGACATCGAGCTTGGATTTGTGGATGAAGCGGCGAGCGTAGGCGAGGAACTGATCACCGGTACGAACGGCCTCGGTCCTAAACTCTAGCTGTTGCTGGAGCATCTTCATGTCGCTCCCGGTAAGGTTGAGTCCGAACCCCACGCCTTGGAACGCTTCGGCGAGATCGCCCTTGTCGTTCTCGGCTTGGATGACTCCGATCTTGAGGGGCTTCACCGGGGAGATACCGAAGAAGTCCTTGCCGAGTGCCCATTGGATGACGATCTGCATCATCAGGCTGGACTTCCCGATACCGGTACCACCGCTGACGATCATGGAGGAGCCGCGGGTGAGCCAGCGTTGGCCGATCAGGTTGTCCGGATCGTTGGATGAATCGAAGGATATGAGATCCTTGATCGAGACTACCGTGGATTGATCATCATCGGTCTCGCGGGAGGTGAGGTAGTCTTCCCATGAAGCGGAGCCGAGGTTAGTGGCCAGTAGCTTCTGTTGAGAGGTAGGACTACGCCATGCGCCGGGGAGCCGGGAGTAGCGCGAGGGGTTCTTGTTCTTGGCATCGATGCCGGGGATAGACGAGTAGATGATATCCCGGCGGATGTCCCACTCCTTGCGATTGGGCGCATCTACGCGGACCCAGGCATGGATACTCTTGCCACCGGAGTCGATGAGTACGGTGATGGGTAGGCCAGAATCGCGGAATAGCTTCTCCTGTTCGGCCTTGGGCTTGTCATCGAACTCGACCAGGACATGGCGATACGCGCTGACATCGTTGTCGGAGCCGCTGTAGAGGTTGGGCCGGAAGGGATTGATGCGAACAAAGATCCCCTCGCGTTCCGGCGATAGGATGCGGGATGCCGGATCATCGAAGCGGGCGATCCATTCCTCGATGGGGATGAATGATCCAGCACTAACTGGCCTACCCTCCTCGACCGCATCACAGATGCAGACCACCTCGGTGGGGGCGAAGGCGGCTTGAAGGAACCGCTTGAACTCGCTGGCTTGAGGATCGGGCGCAACCGCTGGTGACGGTCGCTTGAAGGATACCTTGGTGATATCGAAGGGGGCGGTTGAGGGGGAGACCCCTGACTGAAGGAGATGGCCGGCTGGCTTGGAGTGGGACTTGGAAGCGGCCTCGCGGATCTTGTGGATGAGTTCGCGATCGGTCCAAGGGGGCTGGCAGGATTGATTCCAGTTGGAGAGCAGGGCAAGAGAGTCGCCCTCAGATAGCTGGAAGCCGTGTACGAGGCCCACAGCGGCGGTGTAGGTAGCTGAGTGGCCGGACTGGCCAGAGACGGCTGGCGGCACCTTGGAAAGCCAAAGGGCCGCACGTTGGTGCGGTGTCATGTCGTTGTTTGTTTGGGACCGATCGTTGTGGGGGGCTACTTCATTTTGTCGATCTTCATCAGTCGTTTGATGGCTTGGGTCTTGGCTGAGTAGGTGCCTATCTTCTTGGTGCTGGGCTTGGCGGCGTAGGGCTTGGCGGGCTTGGTGGACTTAGCTTTCTTCATAGGGCTTGAACTTGGTGTGGAATTCCGAGGTGAGGCGAACATAAATCCTGTTGTCTCTCTGGTAGACAATGACGGGTGCTCTGAGTTCTGCGAGCCGATACTGGCCAACATGAAGGACTGTGACTACTACTCCTGGGTTGGTTCGATTGACGAACCGGGAGGTTGATTGAGCTGAGGGATTTTCCATATGCGACGTTCGGGGGGTTCGGGGTATGCGATCCAGCCTTTAGTGATTCCCCACTCGATTATCTTGGCTGACTGTTCGATGAGCCGGCGGTTCTCATCGGTGAGGATGGTGCGTTCCTCATCGGTGATGGGGCTGGGCTTCTTGTTATTTAGCAGGCGGGATTCGTACCAAGGTTGCTCTTGTCGTGGGGTCTTCATGGGGTGATGAGGCGAGCCAAGATACAATTGCAGTAGTTACCCTTGGTCTTGGCGTTACATCGACCGTGATGCACAGGATTGGAGATGATGTGCGCTGTGAGGTCGCTCGTGAGCTGGACCAGCTCAAGGAGACGTTGGGAGGCTTCTGCACAGAGCGCATTGGGGATTCCATCTGGGGTGTCGAGTTGGGCTGAGATGATATTGAGCGCGTTGACTAGGTCGTGTGTTGAGGACGGTTTCATTTTTGTTTGTGGATTACGATTCCATTGCCCTTTGAATCAACCAGTTCTACGGAACGAACACTCTCCAAGCGGGCCAAAGTCTTGATCATCTCGATGGGATCATGAGCTTGGGACACGCAAGTGAGGTGGATATCACCATCTCCGTAGGTGGTCTTTAGATTCTCGTCTGTTCGATCACGCCGCACTCGGACGGTTCGTCCATCTGAAAGTTGGACCACCTTGATACATTCGACGAGTGGGTATGAGTGCTTGCTCATTGCTTAGAGGTTTTACCGCAATGCGGGCAGTGTCTACCTATGCCGGAATCGATCGGAGCAGTTTCGAGCCACGCGCATAGATCGTGGTAGGATCGAAGCCCGAAGTTGGGCCACTTGAATGGGACGATGTCACGAACCTGGATTGCATGGAGAGCGGTCGCCTTATCTTTGATCCCGAGTTTGTTCATCAGACTCGTGTTGCGAGAGCCGAGACCCGCGGTCCATTGCTGGCTGGCCTCATCCCGCTTCTTGCCGGCGGCGATGATCTGGAACACCCGTTGCTTGGAGATGTTCAGTTCTACACCGATAGCCTTGTATGTAAGACCTTTAATTCTTAATGCGTTTACCTTATCTATTGAGTCGTTGGTTTTCATGTATGTTGACTTGAGATGCTTTCTTGTTTTGCGTTTAGGTACCTTGGCTATTGTAACGGTATCTGGACTGCTCGATACCGTTTCTGGGCTTTGTGGCACTGGACACACAGGCCGGTTTGAGTTGTGCATCCGCATCCCAAGCATGCGGCCAATTCGTGACATAACAGTTTCCATCGTTCTTCCTCTATTGTTTGTTTGTTTTGTTTTTCCTTATGTTCCATACGCTTGATATTGAGATGCCGTGTTTCTTGGCCAACTCTCTGAGTGTAAATGATTTGTCAGCCTTGAGAATGGACTCTCGAATTTCTGTCGGAACAGCCTCCCACCGCCGATTGACCCTGGGGTTAGGATCTTTGAACGGAGTGACAGGCCCCACCATCTTCGCCATTGACTCCTTCGTCAACCCCAATTTTTGAAGCAGCGTCATTTTGTCTTCTATTCGCTCTTCATGGGCGTGGATTGAATGCCGTTGTACGCCAGAGTCTTGGGCCTCCAGATCCCAACCTGCTCGGTTTCCTCGACCCAGGACGGACCGCCCCTGATATGGAATATACAGGAGGACATTCCGTTCCACGATTTGGTGGACGACTTGGCCGAGGTGTAGGTTGATCCGAATGTCGCGTTCAGATCGTCAGCGGACATGGCTTTAAGATTGAGCCAGTCAATGTCGCCCTCGTGCCATAGTTTGAATCCTAGCTCCAACGGCGCGACAACCTCTGCAATACCGGGGAAGTGCCACACCCACTCGTCGTGGCTGCTGGCATCACCACTCATAACCGCATAGCACTGGTAGTTGCCTAGCGGTACAGAGCCACTGCCCCAGTCGCAGCTCTCGCCGGGTTTAAGAACAGCCGAGCGTGTCGGATGGTCGTTGCATTTGGGCTGCTCGAAAAGAGCAACGAGGATGGGGACTTCGGTTTGGTTTTCGATTTTGATGTGTGTACTCATGTTAGTAGGTGTTTGATGATTTTGTTTCTGTCTTTGCCCTTTGCTCGGAGAATTTGCTCCAGAATAACGTGAGCATTCACTGTGCTAACGTGCTTCCATTCTGGATTGCCATCGATGTTTCGAGCTGTGTCTAAGCTCTCCACTCGGATCGTTCCGTTCCATGCGTGGACGTATATGAAGGCGCAGTCTCTCATTTAACCTCCTTCTCGTTCCACAACAATAGATCCGCTCTCATTGCGTCGTTCTCCTCCTCCAGTTGTTT